GCCCTTTCGATCGGGCGTCGGCGCACTTCTCCATGCACAACCCGGTGCCGGGGTCTAACGGGCAATAGGGCGTCAGGCCGTCATCCTGACAGGTGGTGCCGACCATAAGGGCAATGCCGGTGCCGGGTGATCGGGCAAACGTAATCCCCACGAACGAGGAAATCACTGTGACTGTAAAATCACTGGACGACATCATGTCGGGCCGGGGCGAACCCGCGTCCGAAGAAGCCAACGCTTCTGTTGCAACGGAAAGCGCGACACCAGCGCCAGCAGAGCCCACAGGAGCGTCACGAGACGAGCAAGGCAGGTTTGCCGCCAAGCAGACGGATGCCGCTGTAGCAGTGCCGGAAGTACCGGTCTCCGCGCCAGCGCCTACCCAGCAGCCAAGCGGACAAGTTCCAATCCAAGCACTCGACGCTGAGCGCGGTAAGCGCAAAGAACTCGAGGAGCGCTACGATCGGGACATGCGGGAACTGCGAGACCAACTCGCACGCCTATCCGCACCACCAGCGCCCACTGAACCGCCGAAACCACCACCGGCCCTTTGGGATGATCCGGACGGTTATCTCCAGCACCAACTCACGCCAGTCCAGCAGCAGATGCAGGAAATGCGGGAAGCGCTGCAGGAGACGCAGGCAATCAGCACGCACGGTGCAGCGAAAGTGCAGGCCGCCAAGCAGGCCGCTGAAGCACTTTTCAACACACCGCAGGGGGCAGCACTCGGCCGTGAATTGATGGCCGGAGGCAACCCTTTCGACAATCTCGTGAAATGGCATGAACGTCAGACAATGAACGCTGAGATCGGTGGTGATCTGGAAGCCTATAAGGCAAAGATCCGCCAGCAGATCATGGATGAAATTGCATCCCAGCAGCAGCCGCAGACAGCGCCAACACCCCAACCGGCCCCAGCCCCCAATCTTCCTACAGCCTTCGCGAAGACGCCTGCCGGCGGTCCTCGTGGCGGTGCGGAGTATGGTGGCCCAAGGCCTCTTTCTGAAATCATGGGCGGCAGATGATCGCCCGATCCAAGAGGTAAAAAGCAATGGCAGAGACTCGCGTACAGGCGGATCTTTCTCCGACAATCTGGGACGACCAGTTTTCGACTGAGTTCTTCCAGCGAAATCCGTTCTCGGCATACGCCGGGACTGGCGCAGACAACCCGATCGTGATGAAGGAAGACTTTGCTTCCAAGCAGGGCAACGGCATCACTTTCGAGTTCATCACCAACCTGAAGCGTGGCGCCATCAAAGGCCGCCAGCCGCTTCGTGGCCATGAAGACAAGCTTGGCGAATACGGCGACAAAGTCTTCTGGGACATGCGCAAGAAGGCGATTTCCACCCACGAGCTTGACAAGGATCTCGCCGCCATCGACCTGCGCAAGGCGTTCAAGGTCGCGTTGAAAACGTGGTCTGAAGAAGACGCCAAGTACGAAGTCATCGACCGGCTTCAGGATGTTGGCCAGTCCATCAATATTCCATACGCCGACGCAGCGGCTGCCGACAAGAATACCTGGCACACCAACAACAAGGACCGCGTGCTTTACGGCAACTCGCTGTCCAACTATGTGGCCGCCAACCATGCAGCCTCCCTTGCCAACATCTCAACATCCACCGGCAAGTTCACCAAGGATTCTGTATCCCTGTTGAAACGCATTGCTCTCTCGGCTCGCCCGCGCATCACCCCGATCCGCATCAGCGAGGCAGAAAATCGCCGGTTCTTCGTTTGCTTCGTTGGATCGCTGGAAATGCGCGACTTCGTAGCATCGATGAATGAAACGGAGCGGCAGCAGTCGGTTGCCCGTCGCTCCGAAGGCATGTTCCTTGGTGGCGACCGTGAATGGGATGGTGTCATAGTCCACGAAGTCGATGACATGCCTATCCTGCCAGGTGTCGGCAACTCCGGCATCAACGTTCAGCCGGCATTCCTGCTTGGTCAGGAGGCGCTCGGATGGGCAATTAAGGAACGCTACAAGTCCCGCGAGCAGAAAGACGATTATGACCAGGTCCAAGGCCTAGGCATGATCGGCAAGTGGGGCATGAAGAAGCTCGGTTATACGCTGGGCGATGCGGTTACCGTTGACGCACTTGACGGCACACAGACCAACGTCCTCGGCAAGCAGCGCGGCGTCGTTAACGCCTACTTCGCTGCGACCGGCGACTAAGCGGGAAAGGAGAGCACACAATGTCTAATCCTATCTGGACGAACCCGATCAAGCATCCTGAAGACGTCGGCGTCGGCGTATGGCGTCGGCGTATTCCGCTGAACACTGTCGGGCTTACCACTGGTGTCCCGGTCGTTGCCCTTGAAAAGGGCAGCATCCCGCTTCGGGCTTATGTCCGCATCGAAGAAGCGTTCAACGCTGGCACCACCAACGTTCTCGTTCTCGGCTCTGCCGCCGACGATGACGGACTGGTGACCTCGGCAAACGCTGCGGCAGGCACGACCGGCTTCAAAGCTGGCACGGGCGTCGAACTGGGGGCTGAACTCGCCGCGGACACCATCTTCTACGGCAAGTTTACCCAGACGGGTACAGTGGCAACCACCGGCATTGCCGAGTTTGTTGTTGAATTTGCCAACCCCCGCAACTGGGCTCACTACAGCAACCGTAGTCAGGGGCTCTGATCATGACGAAGATCACATACACCTCTGATGGCGATGCTGATGAAGTCGAAGCTTTCGGCGTCAAGTTCACTGACGGCAAGTCTGTCGATGTTTCTGACGAAGTGGCAGCCAAGCTGAAGGGCAACCCATTCTTCAAAGTTGCATCTGAAAAGGCGTCTACGGACAAAGCGCCTGCCGCCCCCGCCAAAGGGGGGAAAGCCACGGACAAAGCGCCTGAACAGCCCACCGAAGGCGACACCCCGTTCAAGGCTCCGTTTGAGGCCAAGGACGAGGAAAACGGCTGGTGGGCCGTCTATGACGCTGACGGCAAGAAGGTGAAAGCTCTCCGCAAGGACGATGCTGAAGTCTTTACGGAACTCAGCGAAGAGGACAAGGCTAAACAGGTAGAATCCTGGTCGGCCGACTAACAGGATCGCGGGCGGGGCTCTGGCCCCGCCCGCCCATCGACAAAGGGAGTGGTCGTTATGAAAACACGCCAAGAGTTGATCGCGGCCACGCTTAAAAAGCTGAACGTGATCGGTGCAGGACAGGCGCCCGAGCCGGAAGATGTTCAAGAGATAGAAGACAACATCGACGGGAAAATTTCGGAGCTTAACGCCAATCAGATATTCTATTTTAGCGACCGACAGAATTTCGAAGAGGAATGCGTCGATCCACTAGCTATCATCTTGGCAGATCAAGCCGCGCCAAGCTTTGGCCAGCCGAGCAACGCCGAATCCCGAATTCTTGCCGAAAACCGCCTTAGATCGCTCCGCAACAGCAGCTGGCAGCGTGAAGACGTTATACCGAGCTTGTATTTCTGATGGTTGATATCGTTTTCCCGAATAGCACGTCGCCTGGCATCCGGCCCGGCGAAGGTTCTGGCAGGCTGATCAATTGCTACGCATCGAAGCTAGATGATGGCGCTAGATCGCTGTTTGCTCGCAGGCGAGCGCCGGGGTTACGCATGATAGCCTCTACATCCCATCAGGCTGGTCGCGGGGCGCATTTCTACAACGGGGACCTATACGTCGCCCAAAAGGATAGATTGACGCTCATCACGCTCGTTAGTGGTTCCTACGTCGTAACCGACCTTGGAGCCTTGCCGGGAGACGATCGGGTAACTTTTGCTCGGAATAACAAGGCGCCGATCCCTGACATTCTCTGCGTGACTGAGAATGATGTGTACAAAATTCACCGGGACGCCCCGCCCGAAACACTTGCTGAGCCTGAATTGCCTCAGCCGCTCGCAGTTATGTTCATCGATGGCTATTTTGTGTTTCCGATCCGAGATGGCCGATACTTCGTTTCCGCCATTAACGATACTACGGTTTCAGCGCTTGATTTCGGCAAGGCCGAGAGCCGCCCCGGCGGCATCTTTAATGCGGTGCCTTACGGTGAGCAGCTTTTACTGTGCGGCCCGTCATCGATGGAAGTGTGGAACAACGCGGCAAATGCGACCGGCTCTCCATTCTCGCGCACGACTGTCATTCCTAAGGGATTGGCTTCAACATTCGCAATTGCAGGCTTTGAGGAAGGGTTTTCAACCATCGTGTTCGTGGCTGATGACAATGCCGTTTACCGAATGGATGGTGGCTACTCGCCGTCAAGGATAAGCAATCAAGACCTCGAGGCGCTAATCGAAGGCGTTGCTGACAAAAACAAGATTGATGTCACGGTAGGCGTTTCGTCGGGCCATATGTGGGCGACAGTCACGGGCCCAGCCTTCTCTTGGACCTATGAAGTTGGCACAGGACTATGGCACGAACGCCGAAGCTACAATTGGAAAAACTGGCGCTCCATCGTATCGGTTCAGGCCTTTGGGGCGTGGGCTATGCTCGATCGGCAGAGTGATGCCGTTTGGTTGCTAGATGCAAAATATCAGCGGGAAGGGCTTGAGCCCCTCGTTGTGGACCTCTGGTCTTTGCCTCTGTCCGGATTCCCCAACAGGACAATCATTCCAAGAGCCGATTTCGATATTACTGTGGGGCAGGGCCTCGTGTCTGGCGACGATCCGATTGAGGTTGACCCTGTATGCCTCATTTCTTGGTCTGACGACGGGGGGGTGACGTTCAAGACGCCGCTATCTCGGAAGCTCGGACGCATTGCAGGCTCACGTGTGCCGGTTTCTGTCAACAGGACTGGAATGGCAAGCCGATACGGCCGGGTGTGGCGGATACAGATATCTGATCCCGTTTATGCCTCGGTTCTTTCAGGAACTATGGATGCAGCAGGAGTATCGCGCTGATGCCCTCTCAAATTGGTGAAATTACCCCGATCCCGAGCCCACAGGTGCCAGTGATCAACCTTCGAACCGGTCTAATTGACCCGGCCTGGTATCTATTCCTCAAGCGCATCCATGACCATGCCAAGGAAGACGCGGGCCGCCTTGACGGGATTGACGGAGAACTTGCGGCGCTCGACGCGCGCGTGACAGATTTGGAGACACCATAATGGGTTTTCTTAGCGGCATTCTGGGCTTGGACGCCGGCAAGCCCACGATGAGGGCGGCGGTCAATAACAAAGACCAATATGAGCGGCTTCGTGATGTCGGCCACGCGACCATCAATGATGGTCAGACGGAAGCAATAGGGGCGCTCAATCAGGCGGTGAACGCTTATTCGCCCTACGCCCAGACGGGGCAGTCAGCAAACACGATGTACGGAAATGCGCTCGGTCTTAATGGTGTGGATGGCAACACCGCCGCGACTAGTGCCTTTCAGGCCGGACCAGGTTACCAGTTTTCTCTTGACCAGGGGACGCAGGCAGCGTTGCGTGGCGCTAGCGCGGCTGGGATGCTGAACAGCGGCAACACGCTGACGGCTCTTTCTAGGTATGGGCAAGGGCTTGCAAATCAGGAATATGGCGGATGGCTCGACCGGTTGGCGGGGCAGTCTGCCCAAGGGCTCCAAGCCGCCAGCGGTCAGGCATCAGGATGGAACAACATTTCTGGCGCATACCAAAACTCCATTGATCGCCGCCTTAACCTAGAAGACGCCTATACCTCTGGCGTTACGGGCGCCACAAACCAAGCGGCGCAAGGCGGTGAGGCCAACAAGGCTGCTGGAGCAGGCTTCTTTGGCGGCCTCCTCAAGAACGGTATAGGCCTCGCAACGCGAGCGAAAACAGGGGGACTCTTCTAATGGCTCTTCAACTCCCCCAGACGCCAAGCATCCCTCGGTCTGATTTTTCATGGATGGACAGCATCGGTGATACGCTCGGCGGCGCCATCGATAAAAAGAGCAGAGATTTATCCCTTTCGCGTCTCGCAGACATGTCGGTAGGATCTCCGCCATCGTCACAGGGTGGGTTTCTTTCCAGTTTAACTGGTCCACAGCAGACGCAAACTGCTCCCGTTGTCCCTGTGTCGCGTTCGGCGCTTCAAGGTGATACCTACAAACCATTCATAGATACCGTTCGCTCTGGTGGGCTGACTAACCCATATGGCCTTGCTGCGGTCGCATCGACAGGCAAGGCTGAAAGTGGATGGTCGGCAAAGAACGCAATGCGTACGTGGAGCGACCCCAGTGAAAGCGGGCAAGCTGGCACGGCTGGCGGCATCCTGTCTTGGCGCGGCCCCCGTTATCAGGCGCTTGCTGCAACTGGCGACCTTTCCCCTGAAGGGCAGGCAAAGTTCTTTCTTCAGGAGAACCCGCAGCTTATTCAGGCCCTCAACAACGCGGGCAGCGTGGAAGAAGCACAGCAACTTATGAACCGGGCTTGGGCGTTCGCCGGATACAATAGACCCGGTGGCGAGTCCGCTCGTCGTCTAGCGATGGCGAAAAGCTATTACTCTAACGAGTTTGGAAACGCGCCTGCAAACGCTGGAGCCGCCGCTATCGAAGCAGTGACCCCAATCGAGCAGGGCGACACCAGCGGGAGTGAAACTGCTTACGTAGATCCCATGGTGAAAGTTGAGCCGCGCACCGACGCCGCGCCTTATACAATGGCGTCACCCACTGCTCCTAGCCCCGCCGCAGCACCGATGCAGGTAGCAGACTCAACCGGCGCTGCCTCTAACATGATCGCTCAGGGAGTGTCGCCCGTTCAGCGTGGGGGCGTTGACCCCTCCGTAATTCGCCAGTTGTTAAAAGACCCGCAACTCAATTCGATAGGCCTAGAACTGTGGAAGGCTAACGTTCAGGGCCAAAAAGCAAGCGAGCCTTGGCAGTTCGTCAACCTTCCAGATGGCACGCTGGCTCGTGCGAACCAGCAGACGGGCGCTGTAGAGAGGCTGGGCAATTTCGCAAAGACTGATCGGCAGGGCCTCGTCAACGCCGGAAACGGAGTTCTTTACGACCCGAACAACAAGGAGTGGATCACCTCTCCGAGTGCTGGTCAGCAGTTCCGTCAGGCAACGTCGGAAGAGGCGAACAAGTACGGCGCACAGGCTGGACAGTTCGGACCTGACGGCAAGTTTTACCCCATAAATCCGCCGTCTGGAACTTCTTTGCAGGTTGACCCGGCTACAGGAGCCGTCACCTTTAATCAGGGTGCTGGCGTAAAGCCTCTGACAGAAGGCCAGTCGAAGGACACGGTTTATGCGACCCGCGCCACGAATGCGATGCCTCTGCTCAATCAGCATGAGGGTGCGCTGTTGAACCTTGGAGAGACCCTTGCCAATGGCATTCCAATGAATCTGGGCAACTATGCGCAGTCAGAGGAGTACCAGCTTGCCCGTGATGCTGGGAAAGACTTCCTCGCATCGATCCTTCGAAAAGACACGGGCGCAGCAGTCACCAAGTCGGAAGAAGACCTTTATGGGCGTATCTTCCTTCCCCAACCGGGTGACAAACCCGCGACTGTAGAATCCAAACGTCAACGCCGAGCCATCGCGGTTGAAGCCATCAAGGCGGGTATGCCGCCGGCAGCGATCCAGAACATGGCAAAGGCGCTAGGCACCGCTGAAAACCCCGCAAACGGTAGCAACAATAATCCGCCGCCCGCAACTAACACAGCAGCGCCGCGCGCTCGAAATCCCCAGACAGGGAAGGTTATCGAGCTTCGAAACGGCAAATGGGAAGAGGTGCCGTGATGGCCGATCAGAAACTGCCGCCGTTGCCTGCCGGCTTCGTTCTTGAACAGTCGACCGAAAATGCGCCCGGCACCACGATGCCCGCGTTGCCGCCGGGTTTTGATACTACCCAGGTAAACGGTTCTGGAAAGCATCTTTCTTTCGAGGAAGGCCAAGCCATGCTCAATGCTGAGGACCAGCAGCAGCGAATGGAAGGCGCGAGCGGTGCCGTGGGTGCGGCTATCACGGGTCTCGCCAATGGTGTGCCGGTTGCTGGGCCTGCGTTGCTTGGTGCCGGCCAGCGCGGCGCAGCTATAGCTTCCACAGTCATGAACGGTGGAAGCTATGATGAAAACCTTCGACAGGCTCAGGGGATTACCCAACGGGCGCAGGAAGAGCACCCTTGGGTTACGACTGGCGCGAGTATTGCCGGTGCCGTTGGTGGCACAATCCCCATGATTGCCGCCGCTCCGGCTGCTTTTGGCGTGGGTGTGTCCAGCACCCCGGCCGCTATGGCACTGTCGGGGGCAAGCGGCCTTGCTATTGGAACCACGGATGCTGGTGTGCGCTCTGATTGGGATCCATGGGAAATGGCCAAAGGGGGTGGTTTGGGCTTGGGCATGGGCTTGACAGGCCCTCTCGTCGGTGACTTGGCAGGGAGAGGCTATAAAGCTTTTCAGTCAAGCCGCGCGACCGCCGATGCAGCGCGGCAGGCCGGGACAAGCCCCGAAGCCGTGGATGTCGTTGCGCGCGCCATGGGAGCAGACAATGCCCTTGGTGCGACGAATGCCAACATTCAGGCCGCCGGCCCCGGAGCAATGCTGGCTGATGCTGGTCCTTCAACTCTGAGCACACTTGATACCGCCATCCAGCGTGGCGGTCCTCGTGCCGGAGAGGCAGCAAGCCGGATTAACGCACGCGCTGAACTGGCAACGCAGGATATCAACGCTGCCCTTGATGCTGGATTGGGTGCACCAGAAGGCATGGTCAAGCCGCTCATAGCCCTTCGTCAGCAAACGCAGCCGGCACGCGCCGCCGCTTATGATGCAGCCTATGCTACACCCATTGATTACGCCGATCCTCGTGGCATTGCCTTAGAAAAGGTTGTCAAGACGCGGGTGCCACAGTCCGCTATCAACCGTGCAAACGAACTGATGCGCGTCAACGGTGAGGAAAGCCAGCAAATCCTTGCAAAGATAGCCGATGACGGATCTGTAGTATTTGAGACGCTGCCCGATGTTCGGCAGCTTGATTACATCACCCGTGGGCTGAAGGATGTTGCCAGCGAGGCGGATGGTAAAGGCAAACTAGGCGGACAAACCGATATTGGCCGCGCCTATGAGGGCCTTTCCCGTGAGATCAGAAATCTCACCAAGTCGCTAGTGCCTGAATACAAGACAGCGCTCGACACAGCGGCGGCACCTATTGCCGCCCGAGAATCCAAGTTGTTCGGCCAGACGATGCTCTCTCCTTCCGTGGCTAGAGACGAGGTTGAGGCCTTCGTATCTGGGCTTTCCGACGCAGAGTTGAAAAGTCTTCGTGGGGGGCTCCGGTCACAGTTTGCTGAAAAGCTCTCCAATGTGAAACGCACCGTGAACGACCCGAACGTGGACGCTCGTCAAGGTGTTGCCGCACTTCGCGACCTTTCCAGCGATGCAGCCCGTGAAAAGCTGGCGACCGTCATGGGGAAATCCGAGGCTGATGCTATGATGAAAGCGGTGGATCAAGCCGCGAAGGCGTTTGATATCCGCGCCGGGGTTGCGACAAACAGCAGGACCTATGCACGACAGACTGCGGAACGCGCTGTTGACGCCGCAACGCAGCCGGGCATTATCGAAAACGCTGCGAGTGGGCGCCCTTGGGCGTCTTCCCAAGGATTTTTGCAGGGGCTATTCGGGACTGGCCCGCAGGCGCAGCTTGGCAGGCAGGACGCGGCATGGGGCGAAATCGCCAATATACTGACGCAGCCAGCCAATCAGGGCGGCGGGGCATTCATGCAGGCCTTACAGGGTGCAGCGGGGAGGTTGCCCGTCATTGATCAGAATGCAGCGCGTATCACTGACGCTGTCACGAGGGGAACAGCTATCTCCGCCGGTCCAACCAGAAGGCTAGCGGGAACATAACCGCGGCACCAATGGCAACAACAGAGAAGAGGGCGATAAGACCATAAGCGTCAGCCACCAAGTTCAGCGCTGCGCCAACCAAGATCAAAACAGTTGTGGTGACTATGGTGACGAAAATTGTCTCGCCTCTTGTAGAGCGAGACTTTTCGTGTGGATCGTGGTCGATTTGACGGGTCATTCAGAAAACCTAACCGAAGAAACCCTTGTTGACCAGTTCAAAGCTTTGATGTCCTCGCCCTTCAATTTTCCGTAATTCAACTCGTAGCTAGCTAGGGACCAGCATGCAAAATACACATCACCAGGCTTGAGAATGCGATCACTGGTATGAAAATGGGAGTAAACGTCTGAACTGTACCCCGGCCGCTTTGCCAATATCGTGAAATCGACGCTGTTTATCTGTTTTTTTGTTCCGTTTGAAATTGACACCCCGATTGGGAACTGCGGATCGTCACACCCTATGTCTGTTCGGGCAGACATTACTATTTTTGATCGCTCTTTAGCTGCTGCATTGGATTCTGCGGTGCTGTAAATCCATGTGGCAGCGCCAATACCAAGAAGGATCAAAATCAAGAGTCCTACTTGCTTTGGGAAAGCAAAAAGGAAGAACAAAAATATGCCGATACCAACAACCCACGCCATGTGGCACGTCCCTTACTCTACGGGCCGATAGGATAGAACAAAGACCGCCAAAAGAAGTGCAATTCGTTTCATTTTATCCCCCATCACCCGAGCGATTATATCCACACTTTGAAGGAGAGATGAATATGCCCTTAGTTGGCCTGAGACTTGTCTACCGGTGTGAGGGCTTCCTTTATCATGCCATCAAGAAGGTTGCGGAGAAACTGCGCGGAGGCGAGGGACATTCTCATTCGGTGGGTGATGTCAACGAACGGTTTTCCGTTGGCGTCTATAACGCCAGCGCCGAAGGAAAGAGAAACGACCCCGTTGCCATGTCTAGCCTCCGTTATGACGTCAGTGAACATAACCGGATGGCCGCCGTCCCGAATGTCCCAGAACTCACTCCCAATGGCAATCTTGCCGCCGGTACGCACAAAAACTTCGTTGTCTGACTGGTCGCTCATTATTTCGTCCCCCTGATTAGGGGCATCATTGAATCAATTCCCGCAGAAGTCGAGTCAGCCAGCATGACGAGATGGAAGGGCGATCGAAGGCGAGGGCGGCGGGTTAGCCTGCCAGCGCATATTCCTCGGTATTATTCTCGTCACTTGATGAGGCTATTTCATGCTTCGCAGCCCTGGCAAGAAAGCCGGATCGGGTCAGGCCTTTGGACGCGGCGAAAGTATCGATCTCTTTCAAAACGTCCTCTGGAAGCGTGATGTTGAGGCGCACAGATTTCTTGCTCTCGGCCTTGAGCGTAACAAGGATAGCAACCGCGTCCTTATTCTCAGGATCAGCCATCACAGCATCGAGATACGAAGGCTCTGGAATAGCTTCGCCGTCTTCGATCATGCCTTCGACATGAAGCGCCAAGGCTTCTTCCGCCATACGGCGCGCGTCGTCTAGATCGGTGCCGGCCGTTACAACGCCAGGAAAGTCAGGAAAGGAAACGCCGTAATCGCTATCAGCGTCCTTGTGGATCAGTCCGATATAGTTGCGCATGGTCATTACCTCAGTTTCAGTCCGGATTGTTTTTCGATGCTTTTCAGCGTGCCTATCGGCAGGTCTCGCTTGGGATGTGGAACGGTGACGCGCCCTTGTTTTTCAGGATGCTTGAATTGAACGTGGCTGCCTTTGGTTGCCACTTCGAACCAACCGTCTGCTTTTAATGCCGATATGATGTCGCCGCTTTTCATGTGTGTACCAATACACATCATTTGTAGTCAGGTCAAGACGCGGGGGGCTAGTCAGTCGCGGTTCTTGCGCGCTGTTCGTACTTGGTGATCTGTTTCCTCAGGTGGCGCCAGTGCGGCTTCGATACGAGCTACCCGTTCGTTGATCGCAGCAAGCATTTCATCCATGCCTTGCTCGGTCAGGACCTTAGTCCGCTTCGCGGCCTTTCGCTCGTTGTCCTCAATGAAAAGGTGCATCCTATCAAGCTCGTCCTCCGGCACGTTGCCGAGCGGCTCTAGGCCGCTCTGCAACCTAGTATAGTCAGCCTGAAATAGTGCTGACTCAAGCATGTAAACGATCTGCATATTCATTGAGCGACCGCCGGCCTCCGCGTGAGCTTTGATTCTGTCCCTCATGCCTTCAGGCATGCGGATCATGAACTTGTTCTGATCTCTCGTCGCGTTGTCAGACATAGAAATACGGGAACCCTATCAAGAGGTTATAAGAAATACGCCCAAATGCCACTAGTGCCCTATTGCTACTATAGCGCCCAAATGCCACTATGAACTTGTACCACAAAGCGCAAAGGAGGCAATCGTGGCCGAAATGAAAAGCGAGAGGATTCCGATTACCATGGAGCCGTCGCTGCTGACTAAAGTGGATGATTTCCGTTTTGGCAATCGCATCCAATCCAGAACAGCAGCCGTGCGCGCCCTGATCGAAAAAGGTCTGGAGTGCGTTGAAAACGAAAAGAGCGGGACACCGGCCTGAGAAACCGTCCCGCTCAATTCAGCAACACAATCTGGAAAGAAGGATATTGCGCTATGGACAATAGCAGTAGCGGCATTGTTTTGCAATCTGCTCGGCAAGGCGGTTCTTGTCTTGTCGTAATTGAGGGCGGGCGAGGCGCCCCTCGCAACGTTGCCCGCATTAACGCGCTAATTGAAAGCCTTACAGAGGCTCAGTTGGTGGGTTTCAACAAGTTCCTCCTATGCCTCCGTTGCCCGCTTTCAAAGGCGTGCATCCCCTTCAAGCTGTATGAGCAAGCCGATCCTGACGACCCGCTCAATCCTGCTTTTGGGGCCTGCGCACGACGCAGGGAACTGGAGAACTGAAATCTGAATACCCTTGGCCAAAGGGGAAAGCGTGGACACCGAGCTTCCTTCGGCGCTCGGTTCCGCGAATGCGGACCAGTGCGCTTCTGGCTTGGCCGGCCGGGCGTCGAAGGAGACCAAAATGGTTATAGAATATGGAAAAGCGGAGGACGTGAAACCGGCAGACATTCAGCCTCACTATTTGGCGAATCTATTTCCGATGATGGACGAGCCAGACCTTGCTGAATTGGTTCGTGACATAGAGCGGTTTGGCCAAAGAGAGCCTATCGTTCTGCTGGACAATAAAATTCTTGATGGCCGAAACCGGTTCAAGGCCTGCTTGCAACTTGGGATCACTCCGAAATTCAGAGAATACCACGGCAACGACCCTATCGGGTTTGTGGTTAGCCTGAACCTGAAGAGAAGACATCTCACAACATCGCAGAGGGCGATGGTTGCGGCGCGGATAGCAAACCTCGCGGTTGGGAGCAATCAGCACGTTCACCGTTTGAAGCAGGACAATATGACGGGTGAGGAATTTTCCCCACCCATGACAGTCACCGCTAAAACGATGAAAATCGATCGGAAGACGGGACAGGCCGCGAAAACAGTCCTGAGTACTGGTCATGTGGATCTTATCGCGGCGGTTGATCAAGGGGAGATTTCGGTATCTGCGGCTGCCATTATCGCCAAAGAACCAAAAGACGTGCAGCAGTTGGTGATGACCCCTTCGCAAGACAAGGAGTTATCGACGGCTCTCAAGCGTCTGCAGAACGCCAAAGCGCAAGATGATGAAGCCGACAAGTTTGTTCCGCCTGATCCCCTCAGCGAGGACGAGAAAGCCGAACGCGAGCGAATCTTCGGCACTCGCGAGGTTCGCAGTTTTCTCTCAAAGGTGCTGACGACTTCGGAGATCATTCCAACTCTGCCGTCGCCTGAGGATCTGGCGCGATCTGTTCCAGCGGCAATGGAAAATATCATCACTGACAACATCAACGCTATGCGGGAGGTGTCGAAGTGGTTCGACGCTTTCGCTACTGCATGGCAGGCCAAGGAGTAAGCGGAATGTCGAATTTCACTGATATCGTTGACAAGGAAGTTCTTGCTGAGCTTGAAAAGCCGAAGGTTCGTAGCAAGGGTTTCATACAGTCACAATTGGCGCGGGCCATTTGGGACCAGATCGATGACGATCAAAAGTTCCAGGTTGGCCATCCCCAGCTTATCCGAGCAATCAATCGCTCCGCTAAGAAGCACATGAAGAGCGCTTTGGCGAAGTACGAGACCGCCGAATATCAGCTTCCATTCAACATCGACGGTGCCATTTCCATCCCGGATGGGGAGACACAGACGATCCGGATCACTGAAACGCTGTCGCAAGACGATTGGGATCGAGCCTTTGATGAAAGGCGAAAGCAGCACGAAGCTTACGGCAATGCTCTTGAAGAGTATGCCAACGCCAACAGAATGTTGAAACCGATATGGAAAACGCACCCGAAATGGACGGTCGGTCAGTGCATCCGACAGATTGTTAAAGATGCGTCCCGCAAGAAGTAGGCGAACAGAGCACACCCAAAGTCCTCAGTGGCGGTTCTTCGGAGCCGCCTTTTTTTATGGAGGCCGCAATGGCTGCAGTAGATCCGTACTTGAAAGACATCACGCAGGTTGGCCCGGCTCGTTATGCCGTGGCTGTAACGCCAAACGATGCAAGCGACCTCGCAACGGTGCCGCGCGCAATAATGGTCGGCGCTGACGGTGTTGTCGTCATGGTCATGTCCGGTAACGGGCAGGAAGTGCCATTCACAATGCTTGCGGGCATTCTCTACCCTTTTGTCCCGACGCGGATCAAGGCCACGGGAACGACTGCAACCGGCATTGTGGCCGTCTGGTGAGGTGCTGACATGGCAGGTTTCTGGCCTAACAGCCTTTCTCAGATCAGCAACGCCAAGGGTGTTCCATATATTGGGGCACGGGCGTATTTTTACAGCGGCGGGACAACAACCCCGATTACCACATATCGCGACAACGACCTATCGACTCCGCATCCGAACCCCCTGGTGACGGATGGTAATGGCGTTTTCCCGGCTGTGTTCTTTGACGAAGCCGATGAGTTTTATCGCGTGCGCGTAACTACCTCTGGCGGGGTGGTGCTTTATGACACGCCAGCAATTCCAATTATCGGGCCAAGTGGGAGCGGCGGCGAAGCGCCCCCAACCCCAGTAGACCCCGATTCATTAATGGCCACCGGAGATATGATGCTCCGCTTCGGTAACGAGCCTCGCGTGGGCTTCGTGCGCCTCAATGGGAGAACTATCGGTTCTGCCACGTCTGGCGCCGAAGAACGAGCAAACAGCGATACTCAGCCCCTTTATAGTTACCTCTGGAATATCTGGCCCGCTGCGCCGATCACAGGCGGTCGAGGGGCTTCTGCCGCAGCCGACTTCAGCGCCAATAAAACTATGGGTTTGCCAGACTGGCGCGGTCGAACGGTTGTTGGTTACGACAATATGGGTAACGCAGCAGCGGGTGTAATGACGGGAGCAACCGCTGTCGGTTGGTCTGGTGGGAGCCAGAGCCACACGCTTACAGCGGCTCAAATGCCATCGCATTCGCACGGGGTTAGTGACCCAGGCCATCGCCATGTCCAAGATTACCCGCAACCGATTTATCGGCCGGGTTGGGGTGACCGGGGAAGCTCATCCAGCATGTTTGCGATTGACCAATTCACTAACACGCAGGTTACGGGCATCGGAATAACCGGAATCGCCATTCAACCATCTGGCGGTGGTGAGCCGCATAACAACGTTCAGCCATCAACAGGCTGCTCGATCTATATGAGGCTCTGACCATGTATCAAGGATCGCTAGAGCCTATTTCTAACCGTGCCGACTGGTTTGGGACCGTCGAAATCATCAATGACGATACCGACGAACCGGTAGCAAACCTTGATGACGCAGTCGTCAGCATTGCCATTCGCAAGAATGGTTGCTCTCCGGTGCTCACCGCTCGCACAGGTGACGGGAAGGTTTCCGTTATCTCAGAGGGCATAATCCAATGGCACTTCACGCCGAATGATCTCTCGCACCTGTGTGCCGGCACATACGAGATCGGCATCACCATCAAGCTTGATGATATTACCGAACAAGAGCTGGTCGCCACCATCGGCATTATAGACGGAGTTGTCCGCCAATGAGCAATCGCACCTCTCTACGCTTGCGTGTTCTACCCCGCTTTCCGGCCCGCATCATGGGCGCCAATGGCCTAGATGCCGAGCGCGACGGGTCGGATATGGTGGTTAAGCCAGACTTTGGCGCTCTCGCGCGAATTCCATCCGTTTCCACTCCTGATACAACCTATTTTTGGGGATGGGACCAGTCGATCGATATGTATTCGCGCATATCGTTTCAGGACCTCGTCAGTAATATCCAGTCGGTCATTATCGGTCCTACGACGGCTGCGATGGAGGCAACAACCCCTGGCGACGATCAGTTTATCTATTTCACTGGGCCGGATGCTGCCGCTGTCACTGGCTTGACTGCTGCCGGTCGCGCATTGCTTGACGATGCCACGCCAGCAGCCCAGCGCAGCACACTAGGCTTGGGTACGGCTGCGCTTTCGGATGACACCGATTTCGCTACTGCTGCGCAAGGCACGACAGCAGACAACGCCGCGCAAAAAGCTGCAAATCTCTCGGACTTGACGAATGCAGCAACAGCCAGGACAAATCTCGGGCTTGGGAACTCCGCAACGCGAAGCGTCGGGACGACGGATGGAACGGTCGCAGCCGGGGATGATGCGCGTATTACTGACGCCTACAAGTCGCTGTCAACAGAAGCGGGCACAACAGCGGCACGAAATCGCGTGTCTGCGATGGCCTCGCAGGTAACAACATCGCTACCGGACGAAGGTGTAGGCGCGCCGTTAAACCCGCCGCTAGTCCCTTTTGCCGCGACTGGTGTTAAGTCTTACGAATTTGCGGAACAAAAAACTACGCACTCGGGCGCTTTCTTTACTAAATCATTCATTAAGAAATCTTCAGGCTCAGGAGAATTTGGTCCACAGTCGGCAGACGGGGCGCTCATTTTATCCGCAGAGAAGGTAACCTACACCGGCGACATTGAAAGCGGAGATTGGAAAACCGCACAAGGCGAAGGCGAAATAGACACGTTAATCGTAGTCGCGCGGCAAGGTCACAAAGGAGACACTGCAGGCATTGCGGTTGACGTGCGTAAAGTTCGCACAGGCGCGGCGGGCGAAACCGGAGGCGGTACACCTATAGAAATCGCAAGTGCCATCGTTAACGAAAGCGATGTACCTAGTTTGTCTATGCACTGGATACCAGGAATGACTGAAACGTCTGCTGGATTGTCAGCGGGTAAAGGTTATGGTCATTTTACAGAAACACGCGCCGGTAGATGGTACGCTGCGTATTACGCCGGGAATGTTGGTGCAGCTAGCCCTATTAACGAAAACCCTCTACTAGGCAACGATGCCTTTGACTATTTCCTGGTTGCATCCACCAGCCGAGACCCTACCGGATCTGATGTTTATTTTGCTGTTGAGTCTAGCATTGCTGGCGGGTCTCCGGGCGGGATTTTAATTGGTAAACCTTCTAACCGCAGGGCGATACGGTTTGACGCGGGCACGGGCGTTCTTTCGATACGAAAACAAGATGGAACATTTCTTTTTACGGTGGACGACGTAGGGAATGTAAGTGTTGGATCGGGGTTGCAAATCCGCAGCGGCTCTGTACAGCAATACCTAAAAACGGTCAGCGGTACTTTTGATCCGCCGTCTATTGCTGCTTTCGCAACTGTGGACCTCGTGGAGCTTGATTGCCCCGGCAGCCTCCCGGGAGACATGGTAACCGCTACTTGCACATCGACTTTAGGGGTATTTGCTTCTCTCCAACTTACGGGCGTTGTCTACTCTGCGAACAAAGTCACGCTTCGCGGGAGAAATACAACTAACGCTAGCGTTGACTACGCGTCATTTCCTTACACGATAAAGGTGGAGAGGTTCGTGTAGCGCTTGAAACCGTGCTGACCTGCTAATAGTGTCCCCCTACGTTTTAGTCGGAGGATATGTAGCTTGGGTAATGAAGTTAGCGCAATAGACGCTTTGTACCGCAACATTTTGGATAGAGCCCCCCAGCAGGAAGAGCTCGATGAAGGGGTGCTGGCTCTCAGGGCGCACGGCCTAGAGAAGGTGCTGCAAGATTTGCTAGCCTCACCAGAAAGGGTGAGGAAGGTTGGGGCGCACCCGCCAGGACATTACTATTCGCCACTGAACGACTTCGGAAAAATTGACTACCACAAAATATTCTTAGATCGCTCTACGTTGAAGGAAATACCTGGCGTCGACGTTAATTTACGGGGGCAAAGGATCACGTGGAAATCTTTGGTGGGCGAGCTTCTCGGGAGGCGTCCCAAAAACCAAATTTACCATCGGTATAGCCTACCAAACGGCACGTATGGCGAAGGCGATGCAGTCATTCAGAAGGGCATGATGCTAAGCCTTTCGCCCCGGATGATAATAGAGATTGGGTCTGGGTATTCATCTGCATCCATGCTCGACTGCTCGGAAGAATATGATCTTGGTGTAAATTTCGTTTTTATTGAGCCTTTTCCTTCCACGTTAAATGGTCTCCTACGGCCAGAAGACGCACCAAGGGTTATTAAAGACTTCGTACAGAACGTCAGCTTGGAAATATTTGATGAATTGGGCGAAAGCGACATTCTTTTCGTTGATTCATCGCACGTCATGAAATCGCAAAGCGACGTCAATTTTGAACTGTTTGAGATACTACCCAGATTAAAATCTGGAGTCGTTGTACATTTCCATGATGTGTTCTGGCCGTTCGAGTACCCAATCGATTGGATGCAAAGCAGAGGATATAGTTGGAACGAGTTATATGGCCTCCGCGCCTTCCTTATGTACAATCATCAATTCGAGATCATATTTTGGAATGATGCTTTCCCGATCCTTTGCGGCGACGCCGTAGACGCTGCCCCGGACGCGATTAAAACACCGTTTCTGAAAAACCCTGGGGGTGGGCTCTGGCTTCGCAAGAAATGACAGAGGGTAGGAGGCAACCCCGCCTATCTTGAAAACGCAAGATTATGAATAATCGGCTCCCATTCGGGGGGCCTTTTTTTATAGCCGTAACCCGGCACCCATAACCCACAATCAGGAGAAGCGCGGTGAGGGGATGCAGGGGGCGCCCCAAAGAAAAACCCGAGGGGTTGCCTCGGGTTTGATACTTAGCAAGCAGAGCGACGAGCGGGAGGCTCGTGAGCGCTCAGATTGATCTCGCGCAGGGCCTGAAGCAACTTTTCCGGCTCTCGATTAATCAGGAGAAGATAAGCGCGCATGGCTTGAACCGGACGCGAGCGACCTTGCTCCCACTGCTTGAGTTGATCGACACCGAAACCAAAGGTCGAAGCAAAGTCCTTCTGGGTCAGACCCGTGCGCGCACGAATAGCCTTGACATCAATTTCGGCAGGAACATGAAGCTTGTAAGGTTCGGATTCGCCACGAGCGACGGCCAAAGCCTCATTCAAGCCCTCTGCGATTTGATCGAATACCTTTTTGCTCATCTCATTCTCCTACAGCGATCGGAAGTACCCGTCTCGAATATGTCTGCACTACACTATCTGACAGCTTCTTCAGATCATTGCGCTCGGCTTTGGTCAGGCTGACCTTTTGGCTTTTACCGAACACAGTAATTAGAAACACAGGAAGGTGTTCACCGGTAAACAAGGTAATTGTGCGAACTCCGCCGCTTTTTCCCTTGTTGTTTGACTTGATCGCCCATCGCAACTTGCGACAACCGCCTGTCCCTGGCATTTCATCGCCAGCTTGAGGATTGTCTGACAAATACGTCGTCAGGGCTTCGATGTCTTCATCAGACATCCCTGCCGTTTCGGCTGCCTTGCGGAACGATTTGAGTTCAGTGACCGTGTGCATGCCTCTCTTATGTGTGTAATCTACGCACTCTGTCAATAACTAAGTCGAGTTAATGTTCCGTAACTTTCGTACGTACGGGCTATTTTTCGTGGTCGCGTAAGTTTCGCGCAAGCCCCATTCACCTCTCGAAAAATCAGGAGAAGCCTCATGTTGAAGGCTGATGTCGCGCGCTCAATAGAGCGAGTTGCGAGCGTGCACGGTATTGACCCGGCGGCGCTGAAGGCTGTTGTCGAGGTCGAGAGCAACGGCGTTGTGTTTGCTGATATCGACGGTAAGGAAATGCCGATCATCCGGTTCGAGGGCCATTACTTCGACCGGCTGGTGACGGCGTCTCGTCGTGAGGAGGCGCGGCGTCTCGGTCTAGCTTCCCCGAACGTCGGTGGGGTCAAGAACCCTGCATCGCAGAAAGCCCGCTGGCAGCTTCTTGGACGGGCGATGACCATCGACAAGCAGGCAGCACTGGAAAGCACGTCCTTCGGCGTTGGGCAGGTCATGGGGAGCCACTGGAAGGCGCTCGGCTATCCATCGGTCATTGACTTGTTCGAAGCGGCCCGCAGCGGCGTAGAGGGCCAGGTCGATCTGATGGTTCGCTTCATCAAGACCAACAATCTCCTCGGGGCGCTGAGCCGGAAGGATTGGGCCGGGTTCGCACGCGGCTACAATGGGGCCGCATACAAGAAGAACGCCTACGACACGAAGATGGCCGCCGCCTATGAGCGCTATGCGAGGAAAGAACCGGCCGCATCTGGTGCGACGGGTATGCTTCGTCTTGGCTCCAAGGGGGCAGGTGTTCGCGAAATTCAGGTGCTTCTCACGCGCGCGGGCCATTCCGTTCCGGCGGATGGGGACTTTGGCCCTGCCACGGATCGGGCTCTTCGCATCTTTCAGGATGAAAACTCTCTGACGGTCGACGGCGTTGCCGGTCCGCAGACCATGCGCAAGCTGAAAGAGTTTCAGGTGTCCGCGGATGAGAAGCCGGGGAATCTCGGTATCGCGCAGGTGCCCGAAGTGAAGAACGCCGCGCGCAACTTTGGCCCGCTGGCGCTGGTGACTGCCGCTCGCGACCAGATTGCCGAACTCGCCACGTATGTCACCGGCATCAACTCGGATCTGGCGAACACCATCGCGAACGGGATGCTCGCGGTCTCCGGCGCCATCGGTCTCGGCCTCACGATCTGGGGTGTCTACGGCTGGTGGAAGAGCAAACAGACGGTGGAACAGGCATGATCACTGACAAGATCAGTTTCGCCGCAGGAGCCGCCGCTGGCGCGATTGTGGCCACTCTGCTGTTCACCACCATCAACGCCGTCTGGTGGCTTCCCAGCGCCAAGCAAGAGGCCCGTATCATCGAGCGTGCGGAACTCGACGCCGCTACCAACAAGGCAATCGGAGAACTCACCAATGAAGCTGACAAGGCTCGCGTCAATCGTCGCCTGTGCCGTGAGCGTGGCGGCGTGTACCTCAACGCAACAGGTCGCTGCCAGTAAGGAACGGCTGAACCAGTCGGCGCGCGCAATTGTCGGCACGTCACTGGTCGGTGCACTCGGTGCTTCTCCGAAGGATCAGGATGCGATCGATGAAACGGTTGCCGGTATTTGCGGCGCCAAGGTTTGGACCGTTGGCGAATGCGCACGGCATGATGAGTTGACAGGGGTACGCAAATGATCGGTCTTGGACTTGGCCTGTCTCCCGGGGTGTCTGGTAAGGGCGCCTCTCTGCCAAACATAGCACCGGCCACAAACTGGCGCGTCCCCGTGTTGGCGGCATATGACAGCCTTGGCGACAGCGTTCTTGTCGCAGCTCTTGTTGCGGCAGGCTCGGATAAATCCAGACCGTCATATCCGATCGCTGCAACTGCTACCCGAACTGTGGCTTGGAAGCTGGGTGCTATCGCCGCACCGGGTGGGATGCTTTCCTTCGTTTTCGAAGGCGCGAGCGCAACGGTGGCGGTTGCGTATAGCGATGACAGTACCGATGGTGCGAACGGCACATGGACGGCTATCCCATATTCTCTGGTTTCTCCGACCGCTTTCTATACCGGTCGCCGTCAGCCTGTTTCATTGCCGGCCTCAGCGTCTGGCCGATGGGTGAGACTGGTGATTACGAACCCGGCTGCATCAACGGTCTATTCTGTATACCCGCTGATCAACCAGTTGCAGTCCAGCAAGGTTCGCAATGACGCTCAGCTGATCATGGGCGCATCCCAGACGACGAACGGCTTCCTGTCGCTCGTTTATGAAGCTGCAATCCAGTCTGCGTTCCCGACCTCTGATCCTATTGTGTTCAATTACGGGGAGGCGGGTGAAACTGCCTCCGGTATCTTGGCGAACTGCGCGCCCGCGATTTCAGCTTTCAGTGGCTTCTGCCCTCGTGTGTATCTCGATAACCTGATTGGGAACGATATCACAAGCGCCCAGCCGATCAGCGACGATTCTCCGTCGAGCCTGACGACCATGCGAAGCCTTGTCGATCAGATCATTGCTGCCTTCGCCGGATGGAACATATTTACTTCGGACATCACGTTCCGAGAATATACAGGTGTCACACCATCCGCACCCGACAATGGCTCTCTGCCTTATAACCAGCAGATCATGTGGCCTGCGATCCTTGCGGATAACCCCGATTGCTACGACAGGGCACTCGGCGTTTCCCGCATCAACCTCTATTCGTGGGCACTGTTCAATCGCAACTGGCTTCAGGACCAGATCCACTACAGCAATTACTCGACCTATCGCACTGAACTCGTTCGCACTATGGAGAGCCGGGTGCGCAATCGGCAGTGGCCGGATAGCTATGCTCTGATGCTGGTAAAGCGGCTTGAGACCGAGCGGCTTTACCACCTGAAACGCGAGGCCGGATATGCAGTCAGTTCTCTTCCGGCGTCCAGCACGAAGACGGCGCTTCAGGCTCGCATTGATGCTGTGACCAATCTGTTGCCGTCTCGCATGAAGATAAGCCATGGACCGGATGCGAACGCACCGCCAGCGCCGTGGACCAACACCGCGAGAACAACGGTCGGCGCCGCAATCACGGACATCATCACGGAGGATGGCTTCAAGACCTCCTACGTCTGGAATATCTCCGTAGCCGGCAATGGCGCCTTTGCCTTCGGCGCTCAAGGTGCCGCTCAGGGTGCCGAGTTCCCGGATACCGCTCTGCTCGGTTACCTTTCCGATACCGTTGACAATATGGCTGTCAAGCTTTCGGGGGCCGATGCATCCGAGCGCTATCGCATCAAGGCAATGGCTTCGCGAGCCGGGACCGGAACGAGATTGCAGGACTTTGTTATCGGTGGCGTCACTCAGTCGATCAACGCCCTTGGAAACCTCACAAGCGTCTCCGATTTTACGGGACTTGCGCCTGTCGCCGGCGAAATTGAGATGGCGATCAATCGCGGCGCTGGGAACACCACGGCGGTTTATCTCAACGGCGTCATTCTGGAAGCGAACGCCGCCTGAAACGTCACCCTCGACCTATGGCCGGGGCTTTCTTTTACTCGCATGCAGGCTGGGATAATGGCAGGAAACCGAGATATGAGCGAAGAACTTCCCGAGAAGATGGTGGAGCTGCCAGAGAAGACCAGAGCCTTCCTTGCTGGTCTCCGTCCAGACGAATTGAAGACGCTCGAGGCGATAATCGAGATGCCTGCTGAAGACGTCAGAGAGGGCTTCCGAATGGTGCGGGATATGCGAACCGTTGGAAAGTTCATGCGCTGGCTGCTGCTATCGATGGTCGCGCTCTTCGTCGGCTCCATCATGCTCTACGAGAACATTCAAAAGGCAATCGGCTACCTGAAGGGAGGGCCGACACCATGAAGCGTTTCCTATGGAAAATTATCGGCATTGGCGTTTTCGCGCTGGCTGGACTGGGATCGGTCAATCTCGGCATTTGGGTTGTGGATCGCGAACCTCCGATCATCTATGAGGACGCCAAAGCACTGGCGGCATCTGTAGAGCAGGGCGGTACAATAGAGATTGAGTTCTCGGTTTTCCGTACTCGCATCTGTCCGCTTATCACCAAGCGCTGGTTGACGGACTCCGCTAAGGAGCGCCACAGTATCCCCCAGTTCACCACCGGGCTTCGTTTGTTGGCGGGTAGGGAAACTTACCGCCGGTCAATTACCGTGCCGCCCGCGGCGGCTCCCGGGCCTGCCCAGTACAGCGTGACGCTGGAATACGTCTGCAACCCGCTACAGAAAATCTTCGGCCCGATAGTCGTCACCTCGCCACCCGTGAGGTTCAAGGTTTTGCCGGCGCGGCTTGTTGCCGTCCCGCAAGCCTAGACGGCAGTAGTGTCGTCTTATGAGGGTAATGCTCCCAGCAATGCCACGACGACTTCTCGGCCTTCGATCTGGAATATCCGAAGCCGCCCCATTTCTTACAGCCCGGGTACTCACACCAGTGAGCCTCATGAACACCGTCGCCGGCTTTGCTATTCTGGTCGCTCATAGTTTCTCTCTAATCCCGACGACAGGCGGTAGCCCGGCCGCCTTTCTCACCATGTCATAGTGGTCTTCCACTTTGCGTGCCGCCTCGTGCACGTCTGGCGCATAGCCGCCCTGTGGAAGCACCTTGACCTTGATGCGCCTTGAATGCCCTCCATCCCATTTGTAGGTCCCGCGCATCGGTCCGGTCTCTTGATCAGAGATACGGCCGACAATCTCCCCCTCGACAATGCATACGAAGTCGTTGAGCAGTTCGCCGTTCAAGGCTCGCTCTCCCGGCCACGTCCGGGCCCACATATGTCTGCGTTGGTATTTCGTTTCATCGCGCACGGGCTTTCCCTCCGGTGACAGAGTTTCGTTTTGCCGCATGTGATGGAGCGCGCCGCCCAGCGCGGAAAAGAACCCTTGGTGAACAGCAACTGTAAACCGGTTCTTTTCGTGTAAACTGCTTGAGGGTGGGGGATGCCTCAAGTCTTTGAATTAATGGTCGGAGCGGCGGGATTCGAACCCACGACCCCTTGACCCCCAGTCAAGTGCGCTACCGGGCTGCGCTACGCTCCGAACCTGAAAGCCGTTTATATATAAGCCTGTTAGGGCGCAAGCGGAAAATAGCCTTTTCTTGAAAAAAGGAACAAAGGCTGTGGACGGTGGGCAGGGGACTTTCTTCCCGAAGATGTTGCCCGTCAAACGCGTGACACATCATCCTTCCATCATGGCGGGAACCTGCCGTGTTCTTTGGCGTTCCAATCTAAGCGAAACTGAAATTCAGGGAGATGAAACATGTCCGAACTCGTCGTTGTCGGTTTTGACGGAACGGAAGAGGCCGACCGGGTCCTTCTGAAACTTGCTGGAATGAAAAAGGAATATCTGGTAGATCTGGAAGATGCCGTCGTCGTCGTTCGCGATGAAAACGGCAAGGTGCACCTGAAGCAGAGCGTCAATCTGACGGCGATCGGTGCAAGCTCCGGTTTTCTCTCCGGTGGTCTCTGGGGCGGCCTCGTTGGCCTGCTGTTCCTCAATCCGCTCGCGGGATTTGCGATTGGCGGCGCGATCGGTGCGGGAACGGGTGCGCTTGCGGGGTCGTTGACGGATTATGGCATCGACGACGATTTCATCAAATCTCTGGGTGAAACCATCCCGAATGGATCTTCGGCGTTGTTCGTGCTGATCCGCAAGGTGCAGCCGGAAAAGGTGATGGCGGAACTGGAGGGTCTTCGTGGGCGGGTCATCAAAACCTCGCTTTCGCCAGAGCAGGAAGCACAACTGCAAAAGGCGCTTTCCGGCGGAACGGAACAAGCCGCAGCACCTGCCGTCTGAACGAGGCAGGGAGAAGATGCTGCGGCATGATTCATGTCGCAGCAGATCTATAAAAGTGCGGCGGCGCTCTTTGCGACCCTCGCCGGAAACGTTGGCTTAAACCGTCAGCGTTCCGGTTTTAGGCTGCGGCCAGGTCAGATAATAATACCGACTGCCGACATTGCCAAAAAATGCATTGTCGCCGGAAATACTGTCGACATAGGCGCCACCGGTGGTCTTTGCATAAGCGGAACCGTCGCGCTTGAGGTGGTCCTTCAGAAAATCGCTCCAGCCGGTCGTGGTGATCTCGGTTGCCGGTTTTGAGGTGGTTGTCTTGTCGGCCTCCACGTCCCAGGCTTTTATCTTTGCGCCTTCGGTCGGATCGGAGACTGTCAGCGTTCCAGCGGCCAGCGCTTCCAGCATTGCCTTGGCTTGCGTAGATTTGCTCGGATCCTTGGAGAGTTCTTCCAGCGTCGCCTTCAGGCTTGTCATGAAACTGGCCTGTGTAATGTCGCCGGAGGGCGCCTGCGTGCTGGTGTCGTCGGTCTCCGCGTCAGTGCCGGAGACTTGCGCATATTGTGCCAGAAGCTGTGTCAGCCGCGTATTGGTGGAGGAGGGCGAGGTGTCGATCCCATAGGAGTCGAGGATCGCAGTTCGTGGCGAGGAGGTCGAAGCGGAATTGTCCTCCTGCTCCTTGATGGCCTTGAGTGCGAGTTTGGTGGCATTGATGCGTGTGGACAGGTCGACGGAGGAGACCATTGCGCTCACTGTTTCCATGATCAGGCCGATACACGTCATGCATACCGAACCGGCTCGGCGAAGATTCTC